ACTCTAATTACTTGAGCTGCTGCTGTTGGATCTAGTACGTCATTTACTTGAAAGCTAACTTGAGGTGCTGCTACTGCTGCTAAACAACCTACTTGAGTATATTTAGTATGTAATCTACCTTGCTCTGCCCATTTGATAAGGTCAGAGTTAGTAGGCATCTCAGCACCTACCATACGGAGGAATGAAGAGATTGTTCTGTTACCATAACGTTCGAATTCTTTTTCGTAAGTGTCTGGTAAATATTGATTCAACCAATTGAAATCTGCATTGGTTAGATAATTTTGTGCTGTTGGAGTTCTTTCTGAACTCGGGGTTAGCGCAAACGTTGGTGCGGCTTTTACTTGTCCTGCCATGATTATAAGTTTTTAATTAATATTATGTTCTTTTTATACTTCTAATTTTTAGTCCATTGCTCGAAGGCGTTGAAACTGATTTAACTTGCATTCCTCCTTTTGTTGAAACTTCTGGTGCACTACGCTCACTCATATTTATATTTTTTGTTTTGCGTATCACATCTTCCGTTGCATTTGATTGACCCTGTTCGTAAAAGAACTGAGCAAATTTTTCCGGATTCATTGCTATAGCTAAAGAGCGATGGTATCCCTCTGCGTCTTTAAGCATACCCGATTCATCTAAGAATTTATTTACAAAATTCATAGGCGTATCTTGAGCTTTTCTTAACTCAGAAGCATTGCCTGGAGAAAAAGTTAGATTGGACTCGTCAACTTTAAATTTAAAACCTTTAAATTCAGTGCTAAAGACTTCGTCACTTTTCTTCGCAAACCAATCAGATTTACGATCACTTTCTTCTTTCTGCGTTTTAGCTTCATTCACATATTGCTTGTAAGCTTTAAATTCTTCATTCTGAGAGGCTGAACTTTCTCTTGACTCAAGAGGCTGTCTATACACTTCCTGTTGTTCTCTGAAGAACTTTTTTGCTTTAGCAATAATTTTTTTCTTTGCTAACCTTGTTTTTTTAACATCTGCAGGATCATCCAGTTCCTCATCAAACTCATAATCTTCCATTATGGATTCGATATCTTCAGGATCTAAACCTTCCTCAGTTATAGTTAAATACTCTTTTAGCAAAGAGTCAGGATTCATTTGAGAAAAGTCTTGCTGTAGCTTAACATATTCTTCCAAACTTCTTCCTGTTTCTTTTTTGTACTTAAAGTAAGCAGCCACATCTTCAGGAAGGGTCTCTGACTCTTCTCTTTCAGCTGTCAATTCTTCTAAAGAATTTATTTGCTTACCATATCTTTTTTCAATAAACGAAAGAACTTGTTCTTCATTTAATTCCGAAAGCTCAGGATCTTCTTTAATCTCCTCTACAATGCTTTCTTCGGATTTTATTTCAGGCTCCGAAACTTCAACAGAATCTACCTGTTCTTTTTTGTCATCATCAAACTCAAGTTTTTGTTGAGCCTCATGCTTGTCTAATAATTCTTGCTCTATCTGTTGTTTAGACTTTTCTACAACGTCAGTAACTTCTCTTACTTGCATTTCCATTTGATTTGATTTGATTTATTACAAAATTACTAAAAAAACAAATACGTTTTAACCTACCTAGGATTGAACTCAGCTAAGTCAAATCCATCCATTGAGTCTTCATTAGATTCAAATCTTTTAGGTGGTAAATTATTTTTTCTTTGATTAATTAGCTGTGATTGTTCTGTGTTTTGCTGACTAATTCTATTGTTTTTAGCCTCTTCTCTTGCTCCTTCTCTTGATGATAATGCGGTTTCAGTAATATTGTTAAGTTGCTGATTATAAGCAAACTCCTGCTTCATAAGCATAGCCTTTAGATTAGCTTCATTATTTTGCTTTTCAATTTCAAAAGCTATTTCAGCTTGTCTTATCTTTATTTGAGCCTGAGCTTCAAGTTCTATTTTTTGAACCGCAACTTGCGCTGCCATTTCTTGTGATTTTAACTGTTGCTGAGAAACCATTGCCTGCTGCTGCATCTGCATCTTTTCTTCTTGCTCTTGCTTAGACTTACGCTTAACCTTTAATAATTGATTAGCAAGTTTAAGATTTTTAATTTCACGTATATCTATAGCGTCTTCAAGATTTATACTACTCTTAGATAATGCCATCTGAATGTTCTGCTCTAGCATTGCCTTCTGCTCCTCGTCTGGAGATAGTTCTATGAATACTCCAAAGTCATAAATATATAATTCTGATATTTCACCTAGTATACTTACATTATACTTACCTATTTTATTAATAAAGTCTTCTTTAAAATCGGCATACTCTAAAATATCAGCCACCCTATACGTTAACGCTTCAGCTAACGTTCGATATATGTAAAGACTTCCGTCTAATATATGTCGGGTAGCTGTATTTGAGCTTAAAGCTGCTAATTTCTGAACACCTACTAAAGCATCTGGATTAGGACTTGATCCATCTCTCGCTTCATTGAGACCAGTTACTGAACGTATCATGTCTAAGTAATGATTGTAATTTGCTAAAAGCATCTGCGTTTTAGAGGCTCCTGAATTACCTGTAAGTTGTTGAATCGGAACTCTTCCTTGATTATACTCACCATCTTGAGTATAGCTACGCCCTATAACACTACCTGTTTGAAAATACAAACGCAATGCGTCTTCTGGATTATATGCTGCACCCGTACCCAAGTCAACCTCATTTAAACCATCCGCATCAATATATACCCCATCAGGAACTACTTTAGCAATTACTTGCTGTAACTTTAAATGTGTTATTTGTATAAGATCCGCAAAAGGAATCATACGTCTAACTAAAGATTCAATAACACCCTTGTACATTCTTGGCGCGACTGCTACATAATTAGGCAGCGCATGCTGCGATGAAGACTTAGGTCTAACCATGTTCTTTGCAAGTTCCCATTTAAGTATAATGTTAGTTCCCATAACCATTACACCGTCATACCACACATCGATAGTCTTTTCAATCTTTTCAAAGTTTCCTTCTTCAAGCATTTCTTCTGGTGGATTAAAGGTATCGTCCTTTTCTATCATCCTAGTTACACCACCTTCATTTATTTTTTTCTTGTAAACTATTTTTTTTGTTGTCTTGTAGTTGAAGTACATTAACGTACAAGTGTCGCGATAAAATATATCGTTTTCAGAATATTGTGCAGTATTAAAGTAATCATACCAGCTTTGACCGTATCTAGATATTTCTTCTAACTGCTCATTAGTTAAGGTTGGATCAATTTTTACTAGTTCACTTATACCCACTGTTTTTATTTCACCCCAGTAGAAACAATCTTTAAAAAACGGATCTTCAGTATAGCTGTAAATAACATTAGCAGGATCTACATACGATACCTGAACTCCGGAACCTGGAAGAAACTCGTGCTTAGCCATACCAACACCAATGACCATTTGGTCATAGTCTATTCTTTTTCTAGTATCCTCATAATGATTTTCAGCAAACATGGTATCGATTGCTTCTTCTTCTGCAATTTCTATTGCTGGTTTATAGTTAAGATTCATGTATAACGAAAGTTCTTCGTCTGAAGCTGGTAATTCATCAGGGTCCATTATAAATGGATCAAATCCAGTCTCTTCTTTTATTGTTGTCAGAACAGGTTTAGCTGCCATCTGACCTTCAATCATGTCTTGATACTTACTTCGCTTTGATTGAGACAATGCATCTTGAGCATAAGCCTTAACCTTAAAAAGCCTATCCTGCATTCCATTAACAACAATGTCTACAAACTTTGGTAGTATGGGAACCGGAGTCCAGTCAAGGTTTAAGTAAGACAGATCGCCATCTACAGATAATTCATTCTTATATTTAGCAACCGACTGTTCACCCCTAGCATATAGACGCAATCTATTAAAATCTCTCCACTGGCTGTGGTATCTAGATCCGCTAGAATCTTTTCTGAACCACTCATACTGTATCGCTTGACCTATCTGTAGACCGAATTGATCGGAGGCTTTTTCTGAGTCTGATACAAACTGACTAGGAAAACCTACAGATGAAATATTTATATTAACGTCTTTCATCTATTTTATTAATTCACTATAAACTCCATTATTAGTATATCTTGCAAAGTTAAGATTTATTTTGGTTTGTTTTTGTTCAGGCAAATAGAGGTTTTTTTGATTAGCCATAACAGATAAACCTGAGCTAATACTAGCATCAAACTTTGTTCTATTATTAATATCAAACCTTGACCACTCCTCTAAGGTACGCATAAAATACATGCTTCCCATTTCAGAAACATCTCGGTAAGCTCCATCTAAATCTAGGCCTACATATTTTTCTATATACGACTCAATAGCCGCTGCATGTGATTGCTTAACATCTTCGGATGTATTCGGTATACCTCCTAATTCTTTTTCTGTTTTAGATAGTTTGTTGAAATGACGATCAGGTCTATTCACACTATAGCCCCTATACCCTCTGTTTTTAAAGTGATACAAAAGCCTTGGCTTATTGTTCTCTACAAGTATCGGCATACTATAAAAAATACACGCCATTAATACTTCTTCAAAAAATATCTCTGCCGTTTGTGGTCTCGCAACATACTCTAGGAAAAACTCATTGCTAGGAGCTTGCTCCATATTAAATTTAGTAAGTCCATGCAAAGCCCCGTTAGATCCTCTTCCTCCTACCGTTCCAGATATATCATAAGAGTCACAACCGAATGCGCCTATATGCTCATTTAGAGGATAGAAAACTCCATTTTTAGTCTGCTTTCTATTTGTCAAAGATTTGTTAGGAGTCCAAGACACCCTAAATCTACCGTTAGGATCAGGAGTAAATATAACTTCAGTATCTTTTACTCCGTCTTTCCAATAAAACTTACCTGTAGTTACATGCTGATTTATGATAAGCGAATCATTATAATCTATCTGTTGATATATCTTACTTAAATTAAATAAAGAAGATTTGCTTTCATCTCTAAACGCATGCGATACACTCCTAGGGAACTGACGGTAAAATTCATTCAATGCATCTGGATCTTTTTTAAGCGAATCAACTTCAGCTTGCCAGTAATCAATTGCACCATTAAGGATCATTTCTCCATCAACTCCAAGAACAGGTTTCTCGGGCTTGTAAAATACAGGCATCCCATACTTATCTATAAAACCTTCCATGTTCCACTCCATAGGAATAAACAAAGAATACATACCGCTTTTAGTTTGACCATTTGAATTACGTGTAGATAAATCAGAGTCTTCAAACAACTTTTTAAAATTAGCACCTCCTTTATTTAAAGCATTAGAGGTAGAGCCCATCATACACTTGCCTATAATCTTACTACCTAATCTCAAACAAGTCTTAGTTACGCGCCAATTATTTAATATGTTATTAGGCTTTAGCCATTTTCCACTCTCATCATGAACTAATAAAAGTAATTTTTCACCATCATAAGAATTTTCATCTGTATTCTTCCAGTCAATAGTGGTATCTAAGCCATAAAGCTCATCATCTACAGTATCATACATATTCTTTTTAGTAATCTTAGAAGCGGGTATACGAAATGCTAATTCTGTTTTTGGCTTATCCATACCATCCTGAATAGGCTTAAAAAAAAATGGTAACCTATTGGCAATAGGAACAACCTTATCTGTAAACATCTTCTTAGCATCAGACCCAGTCTTAGACAGTATACCTACCCTAGAGTCTTTTACTAAAGTACCAGTATTAACACATTCTGACGATCCCATAAATGAGAATCCAGAACGTCTTATTTTTAGATAGTCCATGCCAAAGCACCTCTTATCAGCCTTACACGCTTCCCAGTAGATAAAGAAAATTCTATTGGCTTCTCGAAAGTCTGGATACCCTATATCAATACTTGTCCACTGTAAATACATGTAGTGAGATCCAGTCATATAAGTTTTAATACCGTTGTTATAAAACCAAAAGCCTAGCTCTCTCCTGTCAAATTCTTTTTCTATGTAGTCAACCCACTTATCTTTAAACAACGATGACATTTCATTCCATTGAAATATAGAATTAATTCTTGATAGTTGCTTTGGTATAGATTCCCTTTCCCAATACTGATCAACTTTAGAATCAGATCGTTTATGTATTTCCTTGGGTTGCATCGGTAGACCGATGTATAAACCATTAACTTCTATTACCTGATCTATTTGACCTGTTTTAGAAATAACAACTAGCTTATACTTTTCATTATATCCGTAAAGCCATGATCGATTATTATTCTTATTCTTTAGAACTCCAGAAGGAATAAAATCCTTTACATTACTATATATTTTATTTTGATCTTCTTTCTGCAAAGCCTTGTTTTGTTTGAGGTTTATCTTTATTAACTGACATATTTATATTCTCTTGCTCTGTATCAATCTTATTAAGAATCTCAAACGCATCGAATATAGCTAATTTTTTAGTGGCTGCCGCATTCTTCAATCTATCTGCAGCTAGCTCATCTTCCGGATCATGCTTTATTATATCCTCCTTTGCAACTTTTATTAATTGCTCAACAGCTTTTTTACCTGCTTGTATTATTTGTAGTTTTAATAAATCTGAACTCATAGCATCATTGTTATTTGATGATCAAACATTCTATATAGCTTCTCACCATCTACTTCAAATTCATACTCACTATCTGGTTTAAAAACTATTTTTTGTCCACGCTCAACTCCCTTAGATGATAGATATTTATTTGGATAAACCATTTCTCCCATAAGAGGCTCTTCATTTCCTCTTTTGAATATAGAAGACTCTTGTTTTTGCATGGGTTTAACAAAGCAATAACGGTCATGGCTATGCCACTTGCCATCTTGATTATACATATAAAATTGATCATTGTCTATAAAAAACAAATCATCTTTAAAATAACTTTTACCACTCTGCTGCCTACCCTTCATGTCGTTATAAAACTTAAACACATTATGATGTACCAACAGAGTATCATCTATTTTAATAGGTCCATTATAATTAAGAGGTAACTCTTGTACTATTCCTTTTCTGTTTGAAAACTTATAATCTTCTTCTGAGGAACTAGTTATGACATCTAAACCTCCTATATTTTTTGTGTTATTATATCGCTTTCCTTCTAAAGGTTTAACGATAAAGTAAAAAGGCGATCTCATTAGAAATTAATATTATACTCTATTGACACGGGCATCTTAGAGCCAAACTCTTTCCATAACAATATCTCGTCACTTCTTTGAATCCATATCTTAAAAGAATTATTTCCAGGGTCGTGTTGTATGAGATGTATAAAATACTGACCGTTTAAAATTTCCTGACCCACTAAGTAGTGCATCGCTCCAGACTTAAAATCTGGTCCAACAGAAATTTTCCTTATATCCATTTAATTTGATTTAATTTGAATATAAAGATACAAATATTTTTAAGGCTTTATTTGTTTAGCTGTTTTTGGAGGGGAACTTTACCCCTATCTTATCTGCCGTTCTTGCTCCGAAGTATCCGCAAAGTACCCATGTAACTAGGCTTGCAGTATCCTCAGTCTCTAGACCCATGAACCATCCGCCCACATATGCGGCGACAAGTACAGCTAAGGTGAGGGGTCTGATATTCCGAGCAAGCCAACTCTGGCTATTTGAATCTGCCACCCACCTTTTGGTTACACCGTCTATTTCTGATCGCTCTAGTCTTAGTTTTTCAAGAGCTATTCTTTTATCTGTTTCTGAAAGCTCTGTATTACCGCTAATAAGTTCTGAGATAACATTCCCTGGAAGTATAGCGTCCCCTACTATGCCAAGTATTGAAGGAGCTTTCTCAATAAGAAATTTGCCCACTCTGGTTTCTTTAAAAGGTTTTTTTGTTTTGCTCATGCCACTCTATATGATGTACGTCCATTAATCTTTTCAGCGATCAAAATTTTTTTTCTATTCTCTTCTTGCGACACGTAGCTAACGTGTACCCAGTTGGGATTAGTAGAGTCTCCAAACTCCCATATCATTTGATCAAAGCTTAAATTATCTTTTATATAGTTAAACATTTCAGCGTTGGTCTTATGCCCGAAGGTATCGTCTAGGTCAATTGCTCTACCTTGACAGTGCTGGCTTGATTTACTCCCACCAATGGCAGTATTTAACTCTTCAGATCTAAACATACTATTAATTTTTATAGGTCCGCCTACATATTTTCTAAGAGGCTCGAAAACATGAGTAGCAATACCAACCATATTAGATACTTGATAATCATCTGGAATATTTTTAAGATTCAGGCGTAGT